CAAGGGCAAGGGCAAGGGCAAGAGCGAGCGTGAGATCACCGAATTTGATCTGCCGGCAGGCCGCACGAGGCGCAGCTTTTCCGACGAGACGAAAGCGGAGCTAGTCGCGCGCGTGCGTAAAGGCGAATATGTGATCGATATCTGCCGCGAGATCGGGATCCGTGAATCGATGCTCCGGCGTTGGTGCGAGATCGCTGGCGTCACGCCAGCCGAGATCCCGATGGACGAACGAGTGCGTCGCGCGCAAGCAGGCAGGAAAGATAACCAAGGGGAGTCGTAACCATGGCAACAACGCAACCACCACAACAAACCGTCACACCGATCCGCATGCGGCTCACGCTGCGTATGGTGGCAACCGTCGATTTCCGGCACGGCGTGCCGTTTCATTACGAGACGCTCAAGCGTAAGCGGCTCCTCCGCGATATCACCGAGGATGAAACGGTGCTCTTGATCAGCAATAGCGGACGGCAGCTCGCGTTCGTGTTTCACGCGATCGAGATCGATAGTCGGTCGGGCGATCCAGTCACCGCGATCAGTCACTATCGCGTGCAGCTTGAGCGTCATACGCCGTTCAACGGCAAGATGCTCTCGCAGTATGCGCAGCGCGCCGGGATCGAGCTGATCGGAATCAAGCGTTTCGAGGAGCACATCGCGGAGGCAGCGTGAGCCGCATCAAAGCACCGTTCACGCCCGCGCAAGTCGAGGCGCTCAATCGCTACCAAGCGGATCCGCGCTGGCATCCGTTTACGTGCGGACGCAACCGCAACGATGCGACGCATCGCGCGTATGCCGAGGAGCACGAGCAACGAGACCTCGGGATCCTCGTCGCGCATATCGAAGGCTGGGAATGCCCGGCGTGCGGCTATACCCAGGATTGGGCTCACTCATTCATGGTTGATCTCGGCAATGGCCAAACGCCCGCGCGCTAGCACCGATATCGAAACGCTAATGCAGCTCGGCAACGAGGCGCGCGCGGAGGAGCGTGCGCTCTCGATGCTCGGCAACGAGCTGCGCGCCGCAATCTCTCGTGCCGGGCTCACTCGGCGGCAGTTTGCCGATCTGCTCGGCGTGACGGAGGCACGCGTTAGCCAGATCCTCGCAGGTAACTCGCTGACTATTCGCTCGCTCGCGCGCATTGCCAACGCGCTCGGATGCGAGCTGGAGATTGAGCTATGCCAGCACGACTAACACCGGCGGAGGTCCGCGCGCTCGATTCGGTGCTCGGCGCGATCGATCGCATGCTGTACGAGGAGCGGATCTCCGATGCGGAGCTATCGCGCCGGCTCGGCGTATCGAGGCAGCGGATCAATCAGATGCTCGGCAGGATCGAAAACATGCCGACGCTCCGCACGATCGCGCGGCTCGCCGATGCGCTCGGCTATGACGTTGTGCTCACGCTGCGCAAGCGCTAGAGCCGCGCGCGCAGTACGACGGTCCGGTGCGCTTTCTTGGGCCAGATCTGATCGTGCCGATCCCAAAGCGAGCCGTCCGTAAGCACGACGGCAGGCATCCGTCCATTGGGCCCTTTGCACTGCGCTACATCGAGCAAGTGATAATCGGGCTCCAACCACGTCCAGTCAGCGCCAACGCGCGCGGTGCTAACGACGATGCCAACGTGCCCGACGTTTCGAAACGCGCTGCCATCGTTGAGCGTAAGCCGTAGCGATGCGTATACGAGCAAGTCGCCCGCGAGCGGCGGACCTTGATCGACGATCGTCCAAAGCTCGCGCGTCGTGAGCGCATCCTCGATCGCACTGTTGCAGTTGATATCGTCGTCCACATCGGACTGATCCCAATACTCGCGAGGCGCTCGCCCGCTCGCGTAGCCCTGCCGATGCCGGCGCAACTTGTAGCACCAGCACAACGCGAAGCCCGCACAGTCCGAGCCCGTCATGCCGTCGCGATCGGTCCATGGCGTATCGATCAGCTTGCCGGCAATGATGCGCGGTTTGTAATCGCCCGTGCCGAGCACGTATTGCCCTCCGCGCCCGATCATCGAACGCGCGCGTTGCACCGCCTCCGCCGCCGAGCATGGTGCCGGCTCTCGTGTCATTGCTTCGCTCCGCAATCTCGCCACGCTTGCGCGGCGTACGCTTCGAGCACCTCGATTCGGTGCGCGAGCTGATCGGCCCTAGTCGCCTGGTTTGAGAAGATCATCGGGTCCGGTGCTACCGGCGGAGGGCTTGTCAGGCACGGGCTCGGCAACGGCTGCACCGCCCGCACCGTCAAGGGATCGGGCGCGCGAGTACGCCCGCAACAACCGCTCAAAGCTGCCATCAACAGGCAGGTCGCGAACCATTTCTGAAATGAGTGCGTCCGCATCGCGCAGCCTCCGCTCCGCCAGCTCCGCGCGAGCCGTGAGCACCTTTGCATTTGACTCGGCAATAGCGACCGCTGCCTCGCGCTTGGCATCGCTCACGCGCACGTCCGCGAGGCGCTCCTTCGCATCCGACAAGCGGAGCCCGAGGAGCGTCACGCAAATCGCCACGGTAACCGTCACGCTCGCTGCCGAGAGCGACGCGATGATCACTTCGCTCACCGCTCACGCTTTCTTGACGAGCCCGCGACTATACGAATACCCCGCTGCCGTGAGCGCGCTCGCAATGAACGCGAGCGCTCGGCCGAGCGCCGTCGTATCCGCGAACGCACCGCTCGCGATCAGCGTGCCGACGAGGATCGCAATCGTCGTGAGCCAAAATTCGGAAGTCTTATAACCGGGCTTGGCTACCGGCTGCGTAGTCGTGATTTCGTCCGCCATAGCTATCGCTCCTTGGTTCCGGGCCGTGGTCCGTATTGCGTGCGCGTTGCAGGTATGCGGCTCTCTACGGGCGTGCGCTCTTGCCAATCGAGTGCGGCATCGAGCTTGCCCTCAAAGCGTTTGACGGTTTCCCTCACCTCGGCATGCGAGGCAGCGAGCCGATCGTGCGATGCGACGTCCGCGGAGCTGTGCGATTGGATGCTCGTTGTGACTTGCTCAAAGCCTTTGACGATCGCGAGCGTCCGCTCTTTCTCTGCCTCGCCTTGCCGATCGATCATTTTGGATCCGAGTTTCCAGACGACAAACAGCACGGCACCAATCGCACCGAGCTGGAGAAAGAGCTGCGCCGGATCGAGGTGCATCTATTGCCCTACGCACTCGTAACTGAAATCAACGCAGTTAGCGGCGACTCCCGCCATATCAAAGCACGAGACGACTGGCGCGCTCGCGCTTTGCGAGACCGTGAATGCTTGTACGCCGGAGATGGCTTGGATAAAGCACCGCGATCGATTCGTGTACGCCGCGGAAAACGTCAGCGTGACGGACGTAAATGCGCCCACGCCCGTAACGCTGCCGAATGCGTTTGTACTACCCGCTTGCAGCGCGCCGTGATTCGCTGTCGGCAGTCCCCCGCGAGCCTGAAACACGATGCTATTGCTGTTTCCTCCGTCGGCAATGATCACCATATTCGCGAGCCCGGCTGCGAGGCTTCCGATTTGCGCACCGATGATCGTGTTATTCGATCCCGTCGAGATGCCTCCGCCCGTGTTGTATCCGACGATCGTATTGAATCCTCCGGTCGTCACGTTGACGCCGGAGCTGTTACCAAACGCGGTATTTGCTGCGCCGTTGGTATTGGCGGTAAGCGACGAGTAGCCAACGGCAGTGTTTGAAAATCCGGTAGTCATCGCGGTTAGTGCGAGCGCACCAATCGCGACATCGTTATTGCTCGTCGTCGCAACTGACATCGACTGCCGCCCGATACACACGTTATCGGTGCCCGAGGTGAGTCCATTGCATGTCGTTTGGCCGACGGCGATATTATTCGTGCCTGTCGTCGGCGATAGCTTCATTGCTTCAAAGCCAATAGCGATATTCGCCTGACCCGTCTGAGACGCTGCGAGCGCATTAACGCCAATGCCGATGTTATTAACGCCGGAGGTATTGGCTGACATCGCGGACTGACCGATCGCGGTATTTTGCGATCCGGTGTTGCTTGCGAGTACCGCGGCACCTACGCCGGTGTTGGAGCTGCCGGTTTGGTTGACGAGAAACGTCTCAGATCCAACGATCGTGTTGGAGTTGCCGCTCGTATTCGCCTCTCCAGCTCGGTATCCGACGAATACCAAATCGCCCGCGGTCGTAGTGAATTGGCCGGCACGCGCGCCAATCGCGACGGAATCCGCGAGCGCGTTACCGTTCAGATTCGTAAACGCGTTATCGCCGATTGCGACGACATGCCCGGCCGTCTGATTGCTTGCTAGCGCACCGCGGCCCAATGCTACGCAGCTAAAAGCGGTCGTAACAGTCGGATGCGCATCCCCGATCCAGATATTTCGCGCAGTGAGAGTGCCTTTTGTCGTCGAGATGATCGCCGGATCGCCATCGGTGCTAATCGATAGCGCTCCGGTGAGCGCGAACGTGTCGCTCGCGCTGTTGCCGCAAGACATCGTGCCGGCCGAGTCATCGCAGGGGAACGATGATTCCGCGATTGTCGACGAGCCGGTCCACACCGCGGTCCGGTTGGCCGTTGGCGTGCCCGAGATCGTTGGCCCGTCGTCCGTCTCACATGTCACGTTGCCGAGCGAGTCAATCGCGCGAATCGACGAGCCCGCAGCACACGAGTTTCCAATGCGCTTTTGTACGTTCGTGAAATTGACCCCAATCGGCGAGCCCGCCGATCCGGTGCCGGTGAGCGTTGAATCTTTCTTGATACCGATGCCGGGGGATTGTGCCGTTGCGAGTGACGCGACGAAAACCGCGGCAGCGCCCGCAACAATGAGAGGGAAAACGCGATTACCCATGGCTCACGCTCCAAACAGGACGAACGTCAATTGATCGCCAGCCGTCAAAACATCGGCGCAATTAACGCGAAAATAGGTCGTCGTCCGATCGCCGACGGCATCCGGCAGATCGATCACTGGCACGACGCTCGAAACGCCGCGCGCACTCCAGATGATCTCGTAGTCGGACGAGTTGACGGTGATGCCGATCGGCACGAGAAAGCTCGTGCCCTCGGTGCCGGTTGCCGTGTACGTGACAACCAATCCGCCAACCGTCGGCACGCTATCCGGCTGCGCGCTCGTCGGCATGTGCGCCATTACGAGCCCAGCTTTCCGTTAACGCAGCAACGGACCGTGCCGCCCGCGGTTGCAACGAGCTTGAGCCGCACGCGACGGAATCCGCAATCAGCGATGTTGATCAGCGCACCGCCCGCGTTGGTGCCTCCGAGAGTGATCGTGTAGGCGGTAGCGCTGTTACCGGTGCCGACTACTTGCACGATGCTCGGCGTTGCCGTCGTCGGATTCCACTGGATCCAATTGCCGGTCGTCGCGTCGTAATCGGTGACATCGCTCGGGCCGTACTTCGCACCTTGGTAGTACCGCGGGAAATTGGTGCACTCGACCGTGAGCGTGCCGGCGAGCGCTGCACTCCAGGAAAGGTGAGCCGAGAGCAATGCCGTTTCGCCCGGCATGATCGAGATCCCGGAGCCGAGCGGCAGATACCAGGTTGCAATCGTGATCGTGGAGCCCGTGCGATCTGCATACGTCGCTTGAGCGCCAGCCGTCGAAATCGCGATCACGTCGCGATTCGTGTTGTTGTGATCCATGACGACACCTATCAGCTACAAACGTTTCTGATCGGCAGGAGTCAGGGATTACGGATCTGATACTACGCTAACCGCTCTTGCGCTTGCGTCGGTTTTTCCTTGGAGATGGATCCGAACGCGGGCGATGCCTTGGGCGCTTGCGTGCCGCCTTCGGTGCCGGGCTCCTCGTCGAATTGCCCTTGGAGCACACCGAGGATCTCGGGCTTCATTGCTGGATCGACGGGCACGCCCGAAAAGATCGACAGTGCAACACGCTTGCTATACGGCAACGTCTGGCGCAGCTCCGGCAGCTTTTGAACGATGCGCGCGCGCACCGCTGCCATCGTTTCCGGATACACCGCTGCGAGCGCCTTCGAATCCTCGGGCGTGATGTTGCCCGATGCGAGGCGCTCCACGATCGCGGCAGGATCCTCGACCGCTGCCGCGTAGCGCGCGAATTGCCGCATATCCAGCTCGCTCGGTTGCCAGCGATCGGGCCCGAGCGGAATGCCTCCGATATCAGGACGACGCGGCAGCACGTTTGCGAGGAATTCGAGCCGGCGAGCTGCGAGCGTTTCGAGCTTGTCGGCAAGGATCGGCGATGCCGCGCGCACGCCCGCGAGGTTTTTGGCCATCTCCGCGCGCGCAGCGGGCCGCATCATTGCTTTACCGTCCGGGCCGTATTCCGTTTGCGAGCGGATCTCTTTCGAGCGCGCGTTGTATAGCGCCGGCAGTGAACCGTCTCCCTCGTGCTCGCGCGGGCCGTACGCAACGCGAGAGAGCACGCGCGAGGCAAGCGGAGGCACGACACGAGCCGGGCCCTTTGCAACGGAAAGGAACGTATCGATCGCCTTGCTCGTGCGTGCCGCGGATTCCGCTGCCGCCTTGCCGAGCCGTCCGAATACGAGATCGGTTGCAGCGCGCGCGACCTTCGCACCAACGATCATGCCGGGCACACCGCCAAGCGCACCGCCGATCGTGCTGGAGATGGAGTGAAAGATCGAGCCTTGGGCGATTTGCTCGATCATTCCCGGTTGTCGCTTGGCTGCCTCGTCCGCTGCCGCTTTTGCCGCTGCGATCGCATCGAGCCGCGACGACGCGAGATCCGCCTTGCCGATCGTCGTGCTCTCAAGCTTGGCTTGCAGCGCGCGGTTTTGATCCAGGAGCGTTTCGAGCTTGCCGAAAGCTTTCTCCGCGGAGCCTTTCGCTGCGCCGGTGTTGATCGCTTGCACGAATTCGAGCGCAGCCTCGCGCGGCACGTTGAGCGCCTTTTGCCCGCGCGTGACTTTGACGTCCGCGAAATTCGCGTAGCGCTTCATTGCAGCGCCGGTTAGCTCCAGCTCGGCAGCGTCCGGCGCGAGACCTGCGATCTGCTTGGTAACGCCCTCCGCGATGGATGCGTTTTGCTTTTCGAACGCAGCTAGCAGCTCGTCACGGTTGTTGAGCGCCTTTTCGAGCGCGCGCTCCTGGCGCTCCAGCTCGGGCGCGAGGCGCGCCGGATTCTTTGACAGCGCGCGCGGTGCATCGAGCGCCTTGCGAAACACCGCGTCCGCTTTCGCGAGCTGCGCGGATCCCTCGTCGCTCACGACGAGATACGGATTCGCCTCGCGGATCGCGCTGCGATACGAGCCGAGATCCTGGATCGAGCTGACTTTGGTTGCGCCTTGCTCCTCAACGAGCCGCTTGACCTCGTCCGTGTGCAGCGTTTCCAGCTCGGCGGCAGTCTTGCCCGCGAATTCGTCGGCACCGCTCGCAACCGCTCGCGCGCGCACCGCATCGAGGCTCGATTTTGCGCGGAGCAATCCGCGCTCCGCGCTCTTGCCGATCGTGCCGGCAGCGGCTCCGATAGCACCGCCAAACAGCATGTGCGAGGTGAGCGTGCCGGCAGCGCCCTCGATACTGACATCGTCGTCCGAAAGCGACAGCTCGCTAACTCCGGTGCCAGCGCCCTGCGCTACGCCCTCAACGCCCGTAGAAACGCCCGCGCGAGCGATGGCAGCTAGAGCGCCCTCGCCTTTGATACCGCGCGCAGCAAGCTCGCCAGCGCGCGCAGCGGCAGCTCCGGCACCAAATGGGTCCGTGACGGCACCGATCGCGGCACCGATCAGCGTGGAGCCCGGATTGCTCCGGCGCGCTTGCTCGTGATACCGGCGCTCGCCCGCGGTGCCGAGCTGCCCGATCAGCCAATCGCTCGCTCCGCCCGTCGCGGTAGACAAGCCCTCGCCGATGCCAGCTTGCACCTTCGCCGCGATCGAGGTGTCCGGCGCGGGCGATGTTTCAAACTGCGCAGCTTGCTCCTGCGATGGCAGCTTGAGCCCGCCAGCGATGGCGCCCTCGACTAGCTCGTCCGGCACATCGCGAAACGTGCCGGACGATGGATCGAATAGGCGCGTGCTCACTTGCCGGTTACTCGCTTGATCACGTCAAGCGCCTTTGCCTTGTCGGCGGTAGTGCCGTACACCGCGAGGTCTTGCACCTTGGATTGCAGCGCGCGATCGCCACGCCGCACGCGATCGGCGATCTGATCGGGCGTGAGCGTTTCCCATTTGTACTGTGGCGATCCGAGGCTGATCTCTTCCGTCGGTTCCGGCGCGAGATCCTCGCGGATCTTGTCCGGCAGCTTGGCAACCACCTTGTCGTAAACGGCAGGATCCTCCGCTTTGATGCGCTTCAAGATTCCGGCGCGCACTGATTCGCGCGAGCCGCTCGCTGCGTCCGCGAGCCGTTGGATCGCGTCCTCGCCTTTCTTGCCTCGCGCCTCGCGGATCGCTTGCACCGTGCGCTCGTCATCCTCGCGCGCGAGACCTGTCGGCCCAACGTCTGCCGCGTTCGCAGCTCTCTCCGCACGATCCTCGTTTGTTGTAAACGAGAGATGCTTTCCAACCGAGCCGAGCTTGGCATCCTCGCCTTGCTCCTGCGACGTGCGCCCTTGGATCAGCGGCTCCGCCTTGGGCAAGTGATAGAGGTCCGGTGGTTCCCAACGGCGCAGCTTTTGGCCGGGCTTAAGCTTCGCTTGATTCGATAGCTTCGTGTTGATCTCGTTGACCATGCGATCGCGCGCAGCGAGCAAGCCAACCGTGGCATCACGCATGCCGGTCGGATCGAGCCCGCCGGTGAGCTTTTTCATTTCCAGATCGATATCGCTCTGCGAGAGCACGCCGAGCTGATCGGTGTTCTTTGCCGAGAGCAAGAGCGAGGCGAGCGCTCCTTGGGTCTTCGCCCACTCGGGCGATTTCATCGTGTCGCTCGACCAACCGTTGGCGGAGATCAGGCGAGCTAGCTCGTCGATCAATTGCGTTGCCGTCGTAACGCTCGACTTTTGATTCGCCAGCTCCTTTGCAACTGTCTCGTCACGGAATTCGACGGGCTTACCCTCGCTATCGACGATATCCGACAGAGCGAATTTGATCGGATCCGCCTTGCGCGCTGCCTCTTGCCAGTCAGCAAACGACTTGGCGGTTTCGGCAACGTGCTTTGCGGTGTTGAGACTCCAACCGCCAGCGGGCAACGCAACGCCCTCGGGAATCGGCACGCCCATAGCGCGCAGCTCCTCCGCGGTGTGCGGTTGATCCTCGGGCTTGACGGGCTTGACCTTGCCAGCGCCGGCACCGAGCCGCTTTTGTTGCGCGAGAAATTTCTCGCGTTCGAGTTGCTGCTTGTCCGCGTCGATCAGCACGCGCGCTTGATCGAGATTGTTCTTGAACGATTGTTGCTCGTACGCCGCGATCGCTTGCGCTTTCTTGGCGCGCAGTCCGAGGATCAGCTCGCGCTTTTCCTGAGCCTGCGAGCCGCGAGGATCGAAATTCTGCATATCAGCGTGCACCTCGTTAATCGCGCGCTCGTAGCTCGCGATCCGATGCCGCTCTACCTCGTGGTAGTCCTGATTGATTTGCGCGATGCGATCTTGGATCGATTGCCGTTGCTCGACCATCATGTGCCGCTTGAGCGCGATCGATTCCTTTTGCGAATCGATATCGCGATCGATCGCTTGCTGGATCATCGCGAGCCCCGAGTTAGGTCCGCCCGTTTTCGCGGCAGCCAAACCGCCCGCGATCACTGAGATCACCGCGGCGATCGTCTGAGGTGTCGATCGATCGTGCCACCATTTATCAGGATCGATCTTGGCGTTGGCTAGCTCTTGCGCCTCGCGAGTGAGCCGCTCGGTATCGTCGAGAGTCTTTTGCTTCGCAGCTTGGTGCGCTTTCCACTCCGCCTCTTGAGCCGCGTAATACTCGTCCTGCTTGGCGCGGATTCGCCGCGTTTCCTCGTCGCGGTACGCGATCTGCCGGTTGTGCTCGCGGAGGGCGTTTTGCTCGTCGCTTTCACCGAGCACGCGCGCGTTGAATTCGTCGGGCGTGTCATATTCCTCGGGCCGAATCGGCGAGCCCGAGGTTTGGCCAGCAACGCCCGTGCTCGCGTTGATGCGTTGCTCCGGCGTGAGCGATGCCGGCAGTGCCGCTTGATTCGCGGACGCTTGATCGTACGCAGCTTGCTGATCGGGCGACATCACGCCCGGAGCTGCGTCCGGTGCGAGCGGTTGCTCGGCGTACGGATCCTGTGGCGCAGCGTCCGTGCCTGGCGCTGCCGGCATCGGAGCTGCGTACGGCAGCGGCACCGGGCTATCGGGCGCTGCCACCTCGTCAACAACGGGCGTGATGCCGTCCGCTCCGAGCTTGAGCGTATGCGTCGCGTTACCACGCCCGCGTCCGAGCACGCGCGGCGTTACCGGAGGCGGAGGCGCTGCCGGCGGAGGCGGAGGAATCGGAGCCGGGCCCTCACCTTTCGGACCGAGCGTCGTGCCTACCGCGAGCGTGTCGTCCGGCGGAGCGATGTATTGCTGATAAAGGCGCTCGTGCTCGTCCGTCCAGTCCGGCAGCATTCCGGCGTACGGATCGAGCGGAGCTGGCGCATACGGATCATCGAGCGCCATCGGATTACTTGCTCTCAAGCTTGGCGATGCGCTTGCCGAGTGCAGCAATCATCGCGGTGTTGCTCGTCGCGAGCTTCGCACCGTGAACCATCTTGCCCGAGGGCGTGTCGATCACGGCGTGCCCGAGCCCGGCGCGCTCCAGGTCTTGCGCCATCACTCCGTATTGCTTGCCCTCGCCATACTTCGAATCCTTGTACTTGAACGTGTAGGCTTTGAGCCCGTCGATCACTTTGCGCGAGTCATCGTCCGCGTCCCTAACGTCGTGCTTGAGCCGCTCGTCGGATGCCGCGAGTGCCGCGAGTTGCGCTAGCGTCGGGCCGTACTTTTCGAGTGCGCTCTTTTGCTGGCTCACTTGTCCGGTGAGCCCGCCGATCGCTTGCTGGCGCGAATCAAGCGCCGCTTGGAGATCTTGCTGCCGCTGTTGCGTGATCATCTGATTGAGGAGCTGTTGTGCATTCTGACGCTCCTGCAAGCCCGCTACCGCTTGCTGCCCGGACATGCCGTAGCCAACGCGCGCGGCGTTGTTCGCAGCGGTGCGTGCTGCCATCGCAGCGTTAGCGGGCGATGCGCTCGCTGCTAGCGATTGCTGCGCGGCAACGTTTTGTTGCATGCCTTGCCGGAGCTGCTCGGCGGAAACCGAATTCCGGCCCTCCGCCACATCGCGGAGGTAATTCCGCGCCATGCGGCCCTCCGCTCCGAGCCTTGTAAATCCAGACTGCCCGAGATTGGCAAAGTCGCCAGCGGCTCCAACCTGATCGCGGAGCGCCGCCTTATCCGCCTTGTCTTGCTCGCTCGGACCAAAATCCTTTTCAAAGCGGCTCTTGACTTGCGGGATCCAAGTGCGCGGATCGAGATCGCTCCATTCGAGTCCCATTGGTTGCTCCTTTAGATCTTTTGCGCGCTCGGCAGCATGCGATAGGGCCCGCGCTTTTGCCCGATCTCCAACGCGAGCCCGGTTAGCTTGAGAGCCTCTCCGCTCGGTGCGTCTGGATAATACGCATCGGCACCGCCCGAGAGTGCAATCGTAAAGCCCGCTTCAAAACGATTAATCGTGCCCGATCCGGTGAGCGGCAGAAACAACGATAGCACTCCAGACATCGTACTGATCACATCTTCAATCGTCGTGACAAAAGGCTCGTAATAGTACGTTGCGGTGCCATCGAAGTTTTCCTGATACGACCCGGCACCGGATCCGCTCAAGTCGAAATGCAGCGACCGCGTATTGCCAATCGCGCCCACTACCGACGAGTAAACCGTACCGAGCGTGAACGTATCGGATCCGGTTGGCTCCAGCGTGCCGCTCGCGCGCATTGCCGCTACCTCTGCACCGGTTGCGGAGATTCGAATCTTGATCGACTGGCACTGTTGCTGCGATGGACCGATCCGCACTTGCTCCGGCCCGCCGATCGTCGTCGGAGATGGATCCCAATACTGATCATCGAAGTAATCCCACACCTCCAACGCCGTAGCTTTGTAGTCGCGAGCGATGCGAATGCGGAGCCGATGCGCGGACGCGTACTCACCGAGCACGAGCACGCGACGCACGCGACCGAAACCCTGCAGATCGTCCAGCTTGATCCATGGCGTTTCGATATCCATGCCGTAATCAACGCCGGAGTGCGTCGCTTGCTCCGCCTTGGGCCCGGTGCTCGTTAGGTAGTGATACGTACCGCGCCAAAGCACCGCATCGAGCCCGTCCGCAATCGTCCAGACACTCCACTGATTAACGAAGTAATCCCACACGAGCATGCGACTCGCGGTGAGGAGCCGCACTTGGTGCCGGCTCGATACGACGTGCGCAGCGAGCGGCTCCTCGGCATCGTAATCGCTCACCGCTGCGCCGATGTAGTCGAGCCCCCAGCCTCGATTGAGCACGTACCAACCTTTGGACGACTTGAAGATTGCGCCCTGCTCGATCACCGCGATGCTCTCGTGGTTCACTGCGCCGAGATCAACGGAGAGCAAGCGAGCCGGGCCGTAGTTGCCGCCGCTGCCATCGTTGGCGTATCCGTCACCGGGAAACGCGTAAATCGCGCGCTCGCGAAACACGATCAGTGTCTCGTTGAGGATGCACATGCCTCGCAGCAAACCGCCTTCGGGCGGCACGTTGATCGTAAGCGCATCGTGAAACGAAACGACTTGCCCATCAGCGCGCAGCTTCGAATACCAGACGCGATCCGGATCGCCCGCGATGCCTGCGAGGAATAGCCGATCGGCCGTTGCCATGATGATCGAGCACGCGGGCGGTGCGAGGTTTTCGAGGATGGTACCGCTCTCGGGATTCGTTTCCTTGGTTGTCGCCGTCGCGTCGTCGAATGCATCGAGGATGAAATCGGGCAGTCCGCCGCTCTGCGGTAGATACGAGAGCGATGCATCGTTCGCGAGATACCGATTCGGGTTACTCGTTTGCGCCGGATCGGGATTGGTAACGAGATAGAACGGAGCGTCCGCGGTCGGATCAACCGCAGTGCGCCAAACCTCATAGGCTGGCGCGTTGCCCTTGTGCGTGAACGTGCACGGATACATTGCATCGATCTGCACGTTCTTAGCGCTCGTCGTGATTGCGACGTTGCCGATCACGCCAGACGTAGAGCGATCCGTTTCGCCGCGCGCGTTGAGCCAGCGCCAGGTCGGCTTATACGCATACGTGCCGACCGCGAGGTTGCCAGCGCCTCCGGTTGCGAGCTGCACGAACCACGGTGCAACGTGAAAGCCCGTTTCAACGAGCTGGCGCCCGTCGTACTGAAGCACGCCCTCTCCGCACGCGACGTAATATGTTTGCCCGATGCGTGCGCCTCGTCGCGCGGCGTTGCTGTCGAAGGTAAACGTAACCTCGTGCGGCGCGCGCATCGCGAACGCAGAGCCCGAGCCGGAGACACCGCCTCCGGTGCCTCCACCGATCTCGACGCGACGACGCTCGATCGCGCACCAAGCAAACGTGCTGCCGCTCGTGAGCGCCACACCGGGCAAGTGCCCGTTGTACGTCGTATCGATTCCTCCGCCGCGGTTGTAAACCGCCTTGCCACAGAGAAACGCATCGTCGCGATACAGGAAATAATTGTTTTGTACGTTCGTGATCCATGACGCGCCCGAGGTGACACCGGAGGCGCTGAAACCCGACGTACTACCAAACGCGAGCCATACGTAAACGTGCCCGTCGTACTCGAATGCGCGCGAGCCGATGCCGCCCTGCCGGACGAACGTTGCTCCGCCTCCGACATTGCCCGCGGTATCGACCCATCCGTACGTGGAAACGATCGAGTTGTAGACACCGCTGATCGGTTCCGAGCCGGTGCCGAATACGTAGCAGCGATAGGCACCGCCGTCCGTTGTGGACCGAAATGCCGCGGTTACGTTGTAACCGCCCGCAAACGATCCGCCGATCAGTGCGTTAACGTTTGCGGTATCCGCGAGCGTCGAGATCGTAATCTGATCAACCGATGCGATCGGCGAGCCGCGCACGACTGCCGCGATCGTGCCGTCCGCAGTGCACGCGATCGCCATCGCATCGGCCGATGCGCGTGCCTTAACGCTCGTCGCGACAACGAGCCCGGCAGTCACGGTAAAGACGAGGTGACTCGTTGTCGGATTGAGCCGCGCGCAGCCGACAACCTGATCCGCACCGGATACGCGCGTTACGTCGTACTGCTCGTCAAAGCCCGATACTTGGCTGTAAACCGTCGTCGGAGCCGCTGCGAGCCCCGTTGCGGGATCCGCGGGATCGAGCGCCTTGACTTGCAGGTTAAGCGAGCCCGCTCCATCGCGGTAGAAAAGCAGAATCTTGGTGCTCGTCGCGACAACGCGCGGACGCGAAAGGCCTGTGCTGCCGACGCTAACCACGGTTGGTGCCATAAGCACCGCTCCGGTTGTCGTATCGCGCGCAGCGGCGTAGAGGATGCCTGCCTCATTCCAGACGTAGACCGCGGTACCGTTAAGCTCCGCGCGATCACACTGATGCTGATCGCCGGTTGTCGCAAACACTGTTTGCTCTGCCAGCTCGATCGCGAGGTGCGTGCCTTTGAGGACCCATGCCGAGCGTTGCGGGCTCCACGAGTAAAGCGAATCCTTGGTAAACGCGATCAGCTCGTCTCCATTCACGGCAAGCTTGCGCACGTTCGAAAGCGTGCCGCCTCCGAAGATCGAGTTGCTGATCGCCGCAAACGGATAGCGCGTCTGCAGCCCGCCTACCTCGTCGAATTGCGCATCCGTACAGATATCGAGTTGCGGCGGATTGCCCGCGCGCGCATCGCCTTTCGTGTTGATGCCGGCAGCGAGCGGAATCGAGAGCGTGCTCCATTGCAGTCCGTTGACGCCCACTAGAGCACCGCCAGATCGATCGTAATCGTTGCTCCGTATCCGCTCGCCTTGAGCACGACAACCGACGAGCGATCAGCTCCGGTGTTGCGCAGCTCCTCGACCATTCCAACCGCGCTCGGGCCGCGCACGCACGACGGGCCGATCCAGATCGGTTCACGCCCGAGCCCGTGCGAGACGTTAATCGGCGTGCCATCGGTGAGCGCGATACTGTTGATCACGCGCAGCGCGGCAGCCGGTGCAGCTTGCAGCTCGCGGATCGCATCATGGTGCGAGCGCCGCACTGCCTCCGCGTCCGGATCATCGAGCCGGCGCGTTTGCGGCGCTTTCATCGGTTCCACCAATCCGCATCGTCAAAGGGCGCACCGAGCCAATCGGTGCCATCACCGGCACGCACGATCGTGCGGCGCGGGTTGTTGAACGCGCGCATGGTTGCCCATTCGAGGAGCGCAGCTTTCGCCTGATCGCGCTCCTGCAGTGCGAGCGATACATCACTCTCTGACTTGGCGAGCGCCTTCACGGCAACGCACCAGATCAGAAAGCGCTCGCCTTCCGGTGTCACCACATCGACCGCATCGCTATCGCCGTACGAGGCGAGATCCGTCGCTTGCGGGATGTAGCGCCATTCGTACGTGCCGCTCGCGGGCGTTGGCCAAAGGTAGAGCTGATCATCAACGAGCGAGTAAACGCGTGCGGTGCCGGTGATGCCGGACCAACGATCTCGCTCTTGCACCATTGCCTCGTCGAGCGTGCGACGAGTGCCCGTTGTGGTGCCGTCAACCAAGTGATCGACGGCGATCAGCGCGAGCATATCGGACGGCTCGCTATAGCTAGCGGAGCCGTCCGCCGTAAACGTTTGCGTCGCTTCCCAATAGCGCAGCCCGCTCTCCGCAACGACTCCCCACAGCTCTCCGAATGCTTCGCTGATAAGCGTTTTCCATTCGGACGAGCTGATCGAGTTGTCGCTTTCCTTGTCTACGCGTTGCTTGCAGCGCGTGACGAGCGTTGCCATCGTGAAACGACGCGCCATCTAGCTACACCGCCGTTTGCTTAAACAGGAAATGCAGCATTGCCCATTGCGACGCGGCAAGGTCCGCGAGCGCAAACGAGCTGTTTGTGATGTTGAGGCGCACGGTACGCGTGGTCGCGTTGTAATCGCCTCCGACGATCGTATAGCCCTTGAGCGCCGATACCGTCGTCGCGTGCAATCCAAACGTGAAACCGAGGTACGTGCCCGGATTCTCCGCCCACGTCACATCAACCACGCCGGTTGATACATACGTGACGGAAACGCCCGGGCCGTACAGCTTCGTTACCGCCGTCGTACCGCCGACGAATTTAACGAAGTGACTCCACGTTTCCGGTTGTGAGCTGTGCAGCTCGTATCCATCTCCAGCCATAGCGATTAGCTCCTTTCGTTGGCGCTATTCGCCTTAGATCGAGTGAACGCCGAACGCGCTCGTCATGGTTTGGATGTAGTTGTGGAACGAGCGGACGCGCACCTCGATACCGTCGTCCGAGGTCTGGCGGAGATTCGGCCGACCATCGTCCATGATGATATGCGGCAGCTCCTTAAGGTGCCGGATGTAGTGCGCGCTCGTATCCATGAGGTACGCGCGCGTCGTCGGGCAGTCCGGATCGCTATACATCTTCATCGAGCCCGCGGGCGTGTGGATCAGGATGTACTCGAATCCATAATCCGCGGTGCCGCCAGCACCTTGGTATTCGACTTTGGCATTCAGCCGACGCGCAACCGTCCAAAAGTTGGTCGGATTGACGTAGTAGGCATTCGCACGCTTGCCACGCTGCGAAATCTTCACCGCAACGCGACCAGCGTTTTCCTCGATGTTGGTATTCGTGTCATCGAGCCGCGAGCCCGCGAGGCGAGACGGATCAGCGCCTCGGTCCTTTCCTCGAAAGCTATCCGAGCCGAGCACCGGCGCGACGAGCGGAGTGCACGTGGCGAGTCCTTCAACGCACGTGGTTGCATCGCCCGCGCGAAGCAGGTAATCGCCGTCCGCGAACGAGGCAATCGCAGCGGCACTGTTGAGCGTCACCGTGCCGGCATCCTCATCAACCGCGGTGACGTAGGTCGAGCCGGTGCGCAGCGACGTAGCGGTCGAGTTGCTCGACGCTTGCACATACATACCGACCTTGAAGTTGCGCGCGTCGTCGGGGGTGCCGAGCGTGATCACGTTCGTGCTCGCGCTGGAGCGACGACCGCGGATACCGGTGCCGTCGCGATACAGATCGAACGCGAGCGAGTCCACCATTTCCGCGAGCACGCTATCGGTCTCGTTCGAAACGAGATCGACGAGAGCGCCGCGGTTACCCTCGGCAGCGGCAATCGCCTCGCCGTTGAGCGTAATAAAACCGTACTTGGTTTTGCGGTACGCCTCGAATTGCAAACCCTTGCTCTCGCCAGCGTTCGCTTGCGCCGTCGCAAACGTGCCGCCGATCGCTTGCGGATTGCCGTACTTCACCGAATAGCGAAACGACTCGCCGTAGAAATTGCCATTCTTGGAGATCTGCGAAAAGAGCGGATGCTCGCGGAGCGCAGCCTCTCCGAGATTGTCGGCATACAGCTTTTGAAAGATATACGCGACCGTAGTCAGCGTTGATGCACTAGCCATTGCAAAACCTCATTGCGGCGAATCACGCCGCGCGTAGAGACGATTCGGGACTTCACCGCCGATCCGTCTCTCGGCTTTGCAGGGTTTTGACTTGTGTGGTTGCGGAGGCTGGATTTGAACCAGCGCTCTCAAGCTTATGAGGCTTGCGTGATACCGGGCTTCACTACCCCGCAGATCGCTTATAGCGCTACTGCGCTTTCAAATCCATAGCTCTCAATTCGGCCTCCAACTCGGCTTTCTTATCGGCGAGCGTTTTCTTGGACGCTCCGTTGCTGCCGCTCGGTGCGGTGCGAGTGCCTACGTCATTGCCGAGCGTCGTCGGAGCCGGATCGGTCTTCGGCTTTGCCTTCGGTTTCGCGGCCCAATCGATGCCGTCGATCTCCAGCTCCGCGCGACGACGTTTCTCGTACTCCGCGATCACGTCGTCTGCATCCGGCAGCTCGTTATCACGCTCGCCAAGCTCGTATGCGATTTGCGCGAAACGCTGCCGCGCCAGCTCGGGCGCTTTCTCCATCAACCGCTTTGCGAGCGGATGCTCGTCCTTGATCGCTTTGGTGATGCCGTTGAGATAGCCCTCGATCTCGCGCGCGGTTGCCGCTTGCGCTTTCTCTTGCTCGGACGCTTTGCGGCTCTCCGCTAGCTCGCGTTCAAGCTTGGCGATGCGATCCTCCGCTTCACGCTCGCGCATCATGCGAGCCGCTGCCTCGCGATTCTCGGGCTTGGTTAGATTCTCTTTCGTGTGTGCCCAAAGCTGCCGCGATGCGGGCCCGAGATCATCCTCCGTGAGCCCGAGCGAGCGGAGCACGCCCGCGGGATCGTACTTCGCTCGTGCTTTGATCTCGGTGAATGCCTGGATCTCGGCTCGTGCCGTTTGCAGCTCGCGATCGATCGCATCGCGCTCGCGACGCACCGCGAGCCGCTCTTGTTCGATGGCGTTGCGCTGCTTTTCGAGCTGCTCGCGCGAGCGCTTTTCTGCCTTCGCAACGATGGCGAGCCGCTTGGCAAGATCGGGATCCTTGCTGGCATCGGGCTCCGGCTCCGCCTCGGGCTCCGTAGGCTCCTCCGTAGGCTCCTCCGCGGGCTCCTGGCGCTCGATTCCGTCCGCGGGCTCCTCCGGCGCGGGCTCCTCCGCCGGCGCTGCCTTCGGGCTCTCCGTAGCGCCTCCGCTTGCCATGCGATCTAGGTCCGCGATCACGCTCTCGCGCGACGCACGCGCGCTCGTGCCGTTGGCTTGCCCTGCCGGTTGTCCCGTTTGCTCTGTCGTCATGTATTTCCTTTGAGTGCGTCGCTGCTAGTGCGCGACGAGTTGCATCGCCTCGGGCGCGAGCGCTGCTTGCGGTGCCGGGCCGCTCGGCATGCCGACCGACACATCGCCCGGTTGTTGCGCCATCGGATCCGGCGGCAGCTCACCGCTCGGCAGCGATGCGCTCGGGTCCGGTGCTTGCGCGCCGGACAGGATGAAAGCTGCTTGCGTGATCCACTGCCGGAGCGATTCGAGGATTTCCTCGGGCGCACCTTCCGAGCGGATCTTTAGATACTCCATCTGACAGCGCCAAACGCCGAGCTTGAGATTCTGGTACGGCTCCGGCATCAGGATCTCACCATCCTCGATCGCCTCGATCGTGTGCTCGATATCTTCAAGCGCACTCGTGTAGATGCTCATTGAGCGCTCAAGATCAGGATGGCGCAGCAAGCGCCGAGCCTCGTCTTGCGAGATGACTCCAGCTTGCGCCCATTCGATCACCGTCTGCATGCGGCCCGCGGGCGTGCGCGAGATCGTGGAGGCTGCCGCGATCGAAATGCGGACGTCGCCCATATCCACATCGCTCCAACGGAGTCGTTTGCTGCCGAATTTGGTCCGGCGCAGCACGGTAGGTGCATCGCTGCCGAGATCCTTGCAGCAATCGAGCATCAACCAAACGCAATCGAGCTTGAGCCGCTCGTATGCCTTTTCTTGGAGCGCAAACCGCTGCGTCGTTTGATCGCGATACTCGCGGAGCGCCACACCGCTATCCAGGCCCGCGGGTTTCGTTGATTGCGCAGCCATGCGCGAAACGCCGAATTCCTCGAATGCAGATGCCTTCAACGAATCGCGGCTCGCGTAGGTTTCCTGTGACACCGCGGGCGGTATCACGGTGTGCGGGATATCGCCTTTGTAAACGGCAACCGTGCCGAGCCGATTGGTTGTCTTAACCGCGAGGTTTGCGTCCGACATGCGGACGTATGTCGTCGGCACCGCCATTTGGTCGAGCTGGCGATCGATCTGCCAATTGCGCTTATTGAGCGCGCGTTGGTGGCCAGCGATGCGCTCCGCGCCGGAGATGCCATACCAACCGCCGACGGGCTCGCTCCACACGATGCGCGCGAAAGGAAATTGCGCCTTGGTATACGGCTCGTCGTGAATCGTATCGCCGTCAATCGAGATCACATGACGGCCCGGCACATAACCGCGCTTGCCTTCCCTGCCGACGGGCAACCGCCAGCTCTCGATAACGATCACCTCGTTGTGATCGAGCGGGCGATAGCCTGCCCACATGCGCCAGCTCCGATTAGCGCCGGTTTGCGCGGCGTCAATCGCGCGCGCGTGCCGAGGGAATTGCGCTTTAAGCGACTCGCGATCGGCACTCTTGCGGCGATGCATCTGCCGCGGAGGAGCGTCACGGCACTCCATCTCGTCGACCACGATCTCGTCAACCGGCACCAGCTCAACGCGCAGCTCGTCGAGCCCGTCGATATAGACTTGAAGGAGCCCGGTTCCCTTGAGCGCTGCCGCCTTGAACGCTTGGCGGCACTTCTCATCAACGTTGAGGAGCGCGCTCAAGCCCTCCGCGTACCATTCGAGGTGCCGCGCCATGCGTTGGTGCGACCAATCCGCGTCGTCCGTCATGAAACGCGCGCGCACTTCGGAGGCAGCGATCGCAGCGGTGACGGTATCAACGTTGCTCGCGATCACGTTTTCCGTGACGAGCCCGAGCGTTTCAACCGATCCGCCTCCGTGCAAATCGGCGCGGACCGAGTTGGGATCGTAGAGCGCTGCGAGCTTTACAAACTTGTCGAAGATCTTCGATTGCCGGCGCTCAACGGCGATTACGAAATTAAAGATCCCATCGTGCGCCTTGTAGCGCGGTTGATTCCACCAAAGCTGCTTTTCTGCCTCGCTGTGCTGCATGTGCACTCCAAATCGGCTCGGGCTCGCCGATTCGGATCGCGGCGTTGACAGGGATTGGCAGCGATGTAGGGAGGGCTAGATCTCGTCTGGCGTGTCGCTGATATCGAATCCGGGCGTGCCGCTCTTACGGCCAAACGTTGCCGGATCGTCGAGAGGATCGATCTCGTCGGTTTGCTCCTGGCTCGCGATCGCCTCCGCAACCATTGCGGGCGTGATCGCGGGCTCCGGCGGATCCAGCTCGATGCGGAATCCGTCGACCTGGACGACGCGCACACCGCGAGTGCGGAGCATCTCCGCGCGCGCGATCACCGCATCTAGCACATCAGAAATCACCGAATCCTCCGCCTCCGAGATCACCATAATCGGAATTACCAAGCAAGGAATCCCATCCACCGGGCTCGGATTGGAATTGTTCCTGGAATTGCTCCGATACGTCGTCCGCCTGTGGGCGCTGCCGCTGCTTTGGAGTCGTTATCTCGACGGTGCCGGCAGTGATCATCGCGCCAATAGCCCGGCGCGCGTATACGAGGCAATCAGTCGAGTGATTGGCTTGCGCTTTGTTTTCCTTGAGCTGGCCAAAGTCGTCCATTTTCCATTGCAGCGATAGGAGCTGCCGTTCCAACGGCGAGCCTTTGAGCACGAATAGCCGACCGTCGATCAAGTCACCATTGACCACCTCGATCGCGGAGAATTTGTGTCGTTTCTCGGCAGCTACTACTTGGATGCCGTAAACGCGACCTAGCTCCTCGATGATTGACTCGCCGTTGCCGGCAAGGTCCGCAACGATCGCATCGGGCCAACCGATCGCACCGAGCACGCCATCGGGCTTGACGTGATCCAGCTCCTCTCCGATCAGGAGGTGCGCAATCGCTTGCGGATACATTTTGGTTTTCTCGAATGCGTAGACGTGAAAGATCCGACGCTGCGCATCCGACGGAGCGAACGCAAATACGTTGAGGGCAAACGGATCGCTATGCCCGAGATCCATCGCGACGACATAGCTCCACTCTCGAAAGCCCTCGGGTAGCTTCGCAACGCGCAGCGGGCCGACACGCTCGGGATCCCATTGGTTGAACGGCACACCCTCTGCGGTATGCGGGCGGTACTTGAAAACGTTTTCTGTATCGTCCGCGGCCCAACGCCCGAGGTACTCGCGCTGCCAAACCGGATTTTCGTCCGACCATTGCTGCGCCTTTTTCTCTACGAGCGCCTCCGCCCAAAGGCGAGCCATTGCCGCGATCGTTTGCGCGCCATCCTGCAACGTCCAAGCGTGCGAGGACCAACCTTTCCAATCGGCGAATTCCTCCGCATCGCGATCAGCGTACGGGCGATGCCAGTCAGAGCCGAGCCGCGTAGCGTCGTAAAACAACCCCTCCAACACGTGCCCGGGCGTGCCGATTAGCCAGATACAACCGCCGTAGTCACCGAGGCGCGGACCGATGATTCGAGTGATTAGCTGCTTGAGCAACTCGACCGGATAGCTCGCTGCCTCGTCGATTCCCACCTCGTGAAACGGTTGGCCGCGGAGCTTGTCGATCTCGCGCTTGTCGTCGGCACCGAATAGCCAAAGCGTTGCTCCGTTGCGCTTGAGCATCACGCGGAGCTTTGTCTCGTTGTAAACAACGTCCTTGCCGGCAACGAAACCGAGGTTGTGAAACAGCTCCTTTAGCGGTGCCCACATGAGGCGCTCCGCTTGATCGCGCGTCGTCGCGATGTAGAGGCACTTCGCGTTCGGTGTGCCGAGCATTCGACGCACGAGCCGCGCACGGCCCGCGGTTGTCTTGCCCGCGCCGCGTCCGCAGAGCCCGGTAACGCGACGATGCGGATCCGCGACGAAATCGCGCTGCCGAGGATGACACTCCGCGATCACCGCCTCGCGCATGGCGGACCAATCGTCCGTCGCTCGCGCTGCGAGCTGCCGCTCCGTATCAGCTAGCGCGATATCGAGGCGCATCGACTAGGCAGGCATCCACCACATCGCGAGATGCTCTCCGACGAAAAACGTACTGTCCGGCGCGCTCTGATTCGGCGCGTAGAAATCGAGCTGGAACGATCGCAGCGCCGGCAGATAGGTAATCCGCCAACGCTTGCGATTCGAAACCTCGTCGTCCGCAACCACACCCTGCGACGAGAGCCGTCCGGGGATATCGACGGTCTCGCGGAAATGCAGATGCCGGATCGCGATGCCTTTCACATCGGCAAGCGGCCCGCTCGATTGCGGACGATGGTGCGGTTGCTGCTTGTCGTTACTCATTCGCTCCTCCGCGGGCGGTATTCGTCAAAGCGTGCGGCGTACGGATCCCATTTCGCGCGAGGCAGCTTGCCCGACAGCTCGCTCACAACCGCCGTTTTACATGCGTACACAAAGCGGCTCGTTGGATCGATTCCGACGCTGCGAAACAATCCGCGCGCAATGCCGCTCTTGCGATATGCCTCTTTCACGTAGACGTAAAACACGAGCGCTGGATCGTTGTGCGGCTCGGCAACGATGAAACCGACGAGTGCGGTTGGCTCCTCGGCAACGACCGTCACGGCGTGCGGACGCGATCGCACCTTTGCGATTTGCGGCAGCATCACATCGCGCCAATCGTCCATATGGATCATGCCTGCCGCATGAGCCCACCTATAGGAATCGAGCCAACCGTAATCGATGAAAATGCGATCACCGTCGGTAGCGCGCCGATAGAGCGTCACAGCTTGCTCCTGATATGCGAGCGGATTCGCTCCTTGCGACGTTTGGAGATCTCCGCTTTGTAATCGTTGGTGGACATGCCGTCCGCGAGCGCGCTCGTCGAGAGAAAGCCCGCGGGCCGCTCGCTCTTGCCCGTCGTGACGCTCGCGTAGTTCGGTTTGACTGCCGGCGCGCTGATCACGAATGGACTCTCCGCCTCGCACACCGGACATGGTCGCGAGTCTTGAGCCTCGTGCGATTCGAGGTATTCGAAACGCTCATGATGCGGGCACTCGTATTCGACGAGGATCATCGCAATAGCTCCTTTGCGACGAGGCGAACGAGGCATGCCTCGCGGATCCATTTGCTCAACGTCACGCCATCGCGTGCCGCCGCTCGCCGATACCGCGCAAGATCGGCTCTCGTGAGCCGAAAGATCACGCGCGCATCGCGCCGGATCGGCAGCTCCGCGTTGCGCCTCATGCTCCAAGCATCTTTCCCGGCGCGCTCCATTCGACGAGCTGCGCGGCAATCGTGCGCTGCCGAGCGGGCGTGAGCGCTTTGAGGTACGCCATCACAAGCTCGTCACGCTTTTCCGGGCTCATCTTGGCAACGATCGCCTTGTCGTGCGCCTCAAGCTTGCGGAGAGCGTCCGTGACGCCAGCGAGCTGCTTGGTGAGCCATGCGAGGTGTGACGCTAGATCCTTGTCGTACTCACCATCACCGAGCACCGCGGTGACTCGGTCCACGCACGCATCGAGCGCAACGCATGCCTTGCCCATGGTGGCACGCGTGCGGTCGAGCATTGACTCGCTCTCTGGTGCCGATTCGTGCTCTCCAGTGCGCCCTTTTTGTGTTTTCGGGGTACTCACTGGCGCGAGC